GTTGGCAAGCTTGTAATACCTGAAATACTGATTCCCAATAGCACCATAAGCACTGTTAAGTTGAATCTTACGTGCCATCTGGATGTTATTGAATTTTGAGATGTCCTTGACAAGTTGGGGACTAGGGTTCTTTTCATTCTCCTGTTTTGCTTGGAGCATCTTTTTCTTATAGATCTTACGTTCATTGTAGATCTTCTCCATCAACTCAGGAAGAAATCCACGAACATCTTTTCTATACTGTGCTCCGTTAGCACATACACAATGCTCACCATCAACAGAAATCTCTTGATTGAGAATCCTATCTACTGTTGCTGACGGGTGTCTCGTCGGAAGTAACGTCTCTGGCGAGATGTTGTACTGCATAATGAGGTGAGGGTAGAGGGAGTTGAGGTCAAAAGAGACCACCCACTCATAAAGTCCTGGAGTCGGTTCTTTAACATACGCACCAGCATACTTTGCATCTTTGTCATTTCTTTCATTAGGGGGAACAACAATACCTTTAGGTGTAAGATAATTATAGATGATACTATCCCACATCCGAACCTGATAGTAAACATCTTCAAAATTAACCTTGGCGTCATATGCAAGGTTAACAGCAAGATCAATCAGTTTCATCTTGTCTTCCAGACGGTCAACAAGTTCCACGTCATGTATGTTATACGTAACAAACTTCTGCCAATCTTGAGTATAGAAATCTTTGAAAGTTTCAAACTCAGAGTGATCAAGTTTCTTTTCGCCAAGTTCTACGTTGGCAATATGATCGAGTCGGTATGATTCCTGGTTAGTGTAAGTAAACTTCTGATAAAGATCCAGATAGTCAAGAACACTAACCCCAATGATATCGTAAACAAACTGATTACGTCCCTTGATTTCAACTTCTTTTTCATATACTTTATTCCAAGGAGAAAGTGACTTCATATACTTGGAAGAGAGTATACGATCTATACGGCGACAAATGTATGGAACGTCAAACAACTTTACGTTCCAACCAGTCAAGATATCTGGTGTATTCTCTGCCCACCATGCAAGAAAATCTTTGAGCATCTCTTCTTCTTTCCAGAAGACACGATACTCAACATCAGGGCGTGAGTTTTCATACTCACGTGTTCCCCATACAATTAATTTCTTACTAGTAAAATCTTTGATAGTAAGACAAAGAATCTCCTCTGCGGTTTCTCCAACATTTGGGAAACCGTTTTCAGAGGAGGTCTCAATATCAATAGTATAAATTTTTAGTTGAGTAGTGTCATACTCAATACGTTCTTCAGGAAACTCAGTACTAATATATTGATAAAGAAATCTATCATTACCGTAGATCTTAAAATTCTCTACCTGTTTGTATTCATCAATAAACTGTCGAGCATCCTTAACAGAATTAAACTCTATCTTCTGAGCATAACTGCCCTCAAGAGTTTTGTATTCTGTTTTCTTATTACACTGAGCAAAAAGAACTGGAGAAAAACTCTGCTCATATTGGACACGTTGACCATCTTCGTATCCAACATAGAGAATCTTATCTCCAGTCAAAAATACATTACTGTAGAACTTCATCATCAGGGGGTAGGATCGCTTGGTACTCGGAGAGGATCTTAGGATCGGGTGTTGCTAGTGTAGCAAGAGATTCCGAATAAAGCAAGACATTCCTTTGGTCAGCATACCTAGGGAACTTCCTAAGTTCACCATCAACAATTTCCATGGGGTCTGCCAGGAAACAAGATGGTTCCATCTCCATCTCAGAAATTTGAGAAATTAAATACGTACCATTACGAAGCAGGATCAGTTTGATCTCCATCAGATTCCTCCTCAATTTTAATGTCATGTTTTGCACAATAGTCCCTAAGGATATTATCGTGAGGATCGTAGATAGTCACAACCCAATCTGCAGGAATGATGAATTCCCTCTGCTTAGAAAGTGGTGCCCAATGGGTATATGCAACTTGGAATTTAGTTTTAGGTGCTGGTTCTTCACCTTCTACAACAACTTCATCTTCTTCAGAAGTAGTCAATTGCATAGCATATGGATGAGAGAGATGGTATGCAACGATACCGTCTTCACTTTTGTTCAGGATTTCTTTGGCGTCAGAGATTACATCTTCACCAGATTTCATCAAAATAACTTTTACAGTCATAGCGATAGTTTTGTGTCTTCTAAATGTCTAATGTGGTTTGAAAGTTTGTCAAGGTATCCACGATTGCGTAACTCTTTGAACACTAGGTTCTCAAGTGCAAACTCTCCACCTTGCTGGATAGCAGACGCTCTCATGTCACGAATCCTCTTTTGAAGTTTTCTGAGGACATCAGCATCGTCTGCTTCGTTTTCGATGAGATCATCGATCTTCTCCATCATATCACGAACCTTGCGAAGAAGCAAGGGGTCTGCAAGGTCAACCTTAACTTTGTTAGGTGCCATTAACCATTTGTCTTGGGTGAGAGAGTATACACCCTGGTTAGCAGGCAATGGATCATTCTCATCCTGAGCATACAACTCTACAGGATGAGCATAAATCTTAATGTCATGGACGAGTGCCCATAATTTCTTTTTATCTCTCAGATAATCATCCAAGAGTTCTGGACAGTCAGCGATCTGACTTTTATCTACGACCAAATGAAGATCCAGGTCGGAGAATCTAGTGTAATTGTAGTTAGCGTTACCACCAACCAAAATCATATCTTTAACTGCAGCGGAAGGAATCTTCGCAAACTCCGCCCACTTTGTTCCGATTTGTAAAAGTTTATCTTTTACCTGAGGTCTAAGACCACTGTCATCCCAAAACTTAATATTCAATTTGTTGTGATACATCAGGGTTAACCTGAGTGTTTGGAAGGTCTTCACTGCCGTACTGTCACTTTATTATTATTTAGTCCTCAACAACGCTAATGTTTGGTTCAGTTACAGTATCCGTACCAAACACTGCTTTTGCTTCTTCCTGAGGTTTAATTGTCTGCCCATATGCTTCGAGAACAGAGAGGGATGGTTCCACA